CTCAAATTTGAGTTCTTTGATTAAGTGTGAAACCTTATCTAAATTAACAGTTGGTCCTTCTGGGTGATTTAATTCACCGACCGCTCTGTTAGTTTTTATTTGTTCTTTATCATATTTTGCAACTGCCTTTTCCATGATTGCTTTGGGATATACTCGACCATTTCTATTCTTTTTGTCGGTTTGTGCAAATATCCCTTGAATCTTATACTGCTTTTCACCAGCATCGTTCTTTTCAACAATACATTCTAAACTACTTTCTGTATATTCTGTAATTAATTTCATGTAAGTTCCTTTATAGTTGCACTTATTGCCTTCTCGGCATCTTTTTGATTCTTATATGAATCTAACTTATCACCATCCACATATGCGACAAATGGCAGACTACCAGTATCTTTGGTAATCACCACGTCTATACGATTCATCTTTTTCTTAAAGACGATTTTACCTTTTGGTTTTACCGCCTCTCTAAGCGAAAAAAATGTTTTCATAATAAGTTTTCCTCTTTGTCTTATTATTTATACAAAAGAGGTTTTTTAAAACTTATTGCTCTATACTATCTGTCGTTTCGTCTGAGATTTCTTCGCCAGGTGTCTCTAATTCACTCTCATCGCTAGTTTCAGCACTAACTTCTAATTCATCTGAGGTGTATGTAGGTTCTGCGATATCATCTATACCATTATAAACACTATTAGCAAGTTCTACTTTTCTACTGTCCATAGCATCATTTAATTTAGTATCTAAGATATCTTTAAAAGAACCTTCAGCATTAGTTAAGTCGCCATCTAATATCTGGTCAATCATATCTGCTTGAGGATTAGACATAACCTCTGCGGCATCATCAACCGCAGATGGCATATCATCTTGGTCATGATACTCTACTTCTGTAGGTTGGTCTAATTCTGCTTCAACTTCTTGGTCAGAAACGTTGTCATCAAGTTCTAATTCTTGTTGTTCTTCGTTTTCGTTAATCATAATTACGCCTTTTTAGTTGTTTTCTTTTTAGCAGTTGCTTTCTTAACTGCAGTTTTTGCCTTAGTTGCAGTCTTTTTTACTGCAGTTTTGGCCTTCTTAGCAACAATCTTAGCATCTTCTTTATCTACATCACCGTCACCGTCTTGGTCAGCAACACCGATAAACCATGCTTTAATTTTTGCATACAAGTCTTTTATATAATCCATTCTATTCTCCTAGATTAAAAGTTATCATCACCGCCAGCATCTGATTCTTCATCGCCACCACTAGCGGCATTTTCACCTTCAACTTGCGCCTTCATTTCGTCAATGTCTTCTTCGGACATTTGCATGACGTTTTTCATTACCCACTCACGTGAGAAATATTCACCTACGTATTGAGATATTTGGTCCATAGTATTTAATCTATTCTGTAATATCTCGGAGTCTTTCAACTCTGCAAAGTGATTATCTCTTAAGAAGTCAACAGTAATGTCGTTCTTCCAGAGATTCCAATCTCCATCAGTAATAATACCTTTGAGGATTAGTTGCTTTCTTAATATCTCAGTAAAGAGTTTTGAAAATCTTTTTCTTACTTTGTCAATAAACTTTTGAAACTTGACTTCATCACGATTAATCTCAGTACTTCTACCAAGACTAAATTGTGCTTCTTGTTCTAATCTGCTAAGTGGTACGTTCAATGAACGATACAATCTTTTCTGAAAGTAAACAATATCATCTATTTGACCTAAGTTTTCACCACCAGGTAATGTAGTAATTTCTGTTCCTCTACCACCTTCACGTCTAGGTAACCAAAAGTCCTCAAGCATTGACATGTGCTTTCTATCATCTTTTAATTCACCAGTACTTGCATCATAAACTAACTTGTTTCGATAACGAGTCATAATGTCTTTCATATATGCTTCTGATTTACCTCTTGGCATATTACCAACATCGATGTAGAATATTCTTCTTTCTGGCGCTCTTGCTAATCGATAGATTACAAGAGAGTCTTCCATCATTCTTAATTGATTGATTGGTTTTAATGCTTTGTGTAAATAAGATACAACAGTTTTCTTTGTTGGGTCCATAAGACCAGATGTAACATATGATACTGAATCAGGTGATAATCTCACACCCTGATTACTACCAGTCTTTTCTTGAAAGATGTAAAACTCTTCTACTTTATCTACAATCTTGGCACCAGTTGCAGGGTCTTTCTTGTATTTGACATTCTTAACTTTTCTTATTTTAGTAGCATCAATGTTTCGAATGTCTTGTATACCAAGTTTAGGTTGTGATTCGTTGACTATTAAGTGATGATATAGTCTACCATCAATGTAATAAGACCTAAAGATATCTGTACCCATTTCAGTAAACTTCATCATACCAATAACTTTATTGAATTCTTCTATCATTGTTTTCTTGATATTGTCTGGTGCATCTACGTTATCAAGATTTAATTCGACTGGTGCTTCATTTTCAGACCCTACGATTGCTTCATTAACAATATCTTCTATCGCCGCATCGACTTCTGGGTGAACTGCAACACCACGATATTTAAGTACTAGTTGTCTATTATCTTTTGCTTGATTGCCGTCCATGTCAATGAACTGGCCATAGTGAGACCCACTTGCAGTTACATATCCAGCACCATCAGGGTCTGTGGGTGTGACCACTGATTGAAGTTTTTTCTTTTTCTCTTCTTTTTGTTTATCTTCTGCTCTTTTTAGTTCAAAACCAAAAAGTTTCAGAATACTATTGTCTTGTTCTGCCATATATATTTCTCATATTATATTCAATTCGCCCATAATAAAGAGCAAGTTTTATTCTTACTCTTTATTTATATATGTTTTAAGACTACGATGTAGTGTTACTTTCCCAATATTGTATTGCAAACTCAACTGTAAACTCTTCAATAGTGTCTACTGTTTCATAGTTTAAGTCAATTGCACTAATATTTATAGGGAATGCACCTCTAAAATTATAAGTCTTGATGACCGATTCGTCTCGGTCTAACTGTTCTACGATTAAATCTGCTTGATAATCAACAGGGTTTGTTAGACCAGTATTTGCTTTATGATTGTTAATACCATTCTGCCATCTTTCCATAGCATTTCTAACATTAAAATCAGTATCGTTAATTATTGTTGCAGTCCAAGATTCAAACGTTCTATCACCTGCTACTTTAAGTTGACGACCTCTAAAAGGTACAATTAACTCATTCATAACTGCCGCAGGTAATTGAGCGGCCTTACATAAAAATGAAGTCAATTCAACGTCTGCTTCTGCATATGCAGGAAAGTTAATAGTCGCTTTAAAGAGATTAGGTCTAGCACCACCACCTCTTATCTTGGATTTAAAATCATCTACGCCCATTATTGCCATTACTTATCTCCTTAAACTGTTCCTACGACTTCTTCAAACTCTACACCAGTTCTAACTGCTACAAAGTTAAGAGTCACAAAGTTAATGCTTCTTGCAGGTTTAATGAATATACTTGCAATAAACTCGTTTCTATCTATAACTGCCGCGGTGTTATTTGTTGAATCACAAACAACCCTAAAGTCTGTTATACCCCTTCGACCTTGAATTTCTCTTAAGAAAGGTTCGACAATGTTTACGAACTCAGCACGAGTAAACTCATCGTTGAATTCAAACATTACATTTCTACCAGCAATCGCAATTGCTCTTTCTATACCTAAGAATAATCGTCTGACATTGATTCTATCAAATGCAGATGGTCTAGATTCGTTAGTTTTATCACCGAACAACATAATACCTTGACCTGGTATATTTGCTATTGGGTTTATACCTGCTTTATAAAGTGTATCTCTTTCAGATTTATTTGGACTTAATTCGATATCTGTAATACCTAGATATCTACCACGTCTTTGTCCAGCAGGTGAGAACCAATTTGCCGCAACTAAGTCAGTTGCCGCCATTAGACCTGCAGTACTTGATGCCGCAGGAATCTTAATAAATTGGTCGTTATACTTATCAAATACTTTCAGATAATTATTATCTTGTACTAGATAAGATGATTTAGTGTATGTATTATTACATGCTAATACTGCCGTATTTGTACCAAGTGTGACTGCCGCATTTCTACTAGGCGATGCAACTGCTACACAATCTTTTCTTAATGATGATGCAGTAGCAACTAAGTCATTTACAACTGTAGTTGCATTAGCATCTGCGATAGATTCTGGAGCAATTAAGAAGTCGACTTCAATATTGTCAACATCTTCAAACTTATCAAAACCTCTTAATATGTCATCTGTACCTAATGATGATGAACTAGCACCACCAGTAAATGACCATTCGTTTTGACCTGTTCCAAAAGTTACATCAGAAGCAAAGTTTTGAGAACCATTTACTGCCGCAGTATCCCATAAAGCACCAGAGAAATCGTTGATTCCATCTGAATCACCATGTCTATGAAATGCGCCAGCATAAATGTATTCTGAACGTGCTTTGATAACATCTTTGTAATAATTAGACGTACCATCAGTTGCTTTTGCATTAGAGGCAACTGATAAGAAAGGATATGTTTCTAAAACTGTACCAGCAGTTCCTGATATTTCACCATCTTCGTCAACAACTGCTATATGTATTTCATCGTTTTTACCACCAAGACCACTTACAAATGAAGAAGTCCCTGGTGCGGCATCAAATTGTGATTTGTATGTCCATGAATTAAAATTAATAGCACCACTACCGTCTGAGTCTGAACTTCCACAGACTGATACTAATAAAGAGTTACCTAATGCCCCTGGAAATCTTCCAATAAATGCACCATCATTTGAGTCGATTGATGCGGCCTCAAATGCATTTAAATTGTTTAATGCTTGGTTAGTTGCTACTGCATTAGTACCAGTTTTATTGTTAACTGCTAGAGAGTTTCTAGCATCTGAGTCTGTCTCACGTACTACTTGTAGTGCATTAGAGTATTTTAAAAAGAAAGCGGCCGAGTGAAAGTCAACCGTATTGTCAGTTGTTGGTGCAGAAAAAACTTCTACTAGTCCTGCTTCGTTTGAAACAAGTGTAGTTTCTCCTACTGGTCCCCAACCGAAGTTACCTACAAAAGCACCTGTATTAGTTGCAACATTAGGGACTACTCCCGTTAAGTCGATTTCTTTTACAGTTACCGCAGGCGATGCCGAAGGTGTAAATAATGCCATGATTCTATCCTATTCGTTTGTCTAATTATAAGTTATCATAATACGGTTATATTTCAATATATGCTTTTATTTATACAAAAGGTGTTTTCTACCACTCTTCTTGTATGATTTGGTCATTGTGTTGTTCAAACCAACGTTCTGCTTCTTCTTTTCTTTCTAGTTCTTGTTCAAACTGAGTTCCATCATCTATGAATCCAACAGGTGGTACATCTTCATCTATTTCTTTCATTCTATCTTCAAACATTATTTTTTTCAAGTCAATGTCAGTTAAGTCTCTAAAATACGTACCAGAAACAAAGTAACCAAATAATACTAGATTCATCATTAGGTCGTCATGATTACCATCACTTGCTTCGTAAGATTGACCTCGAGCAGTAAATGTAGATATTTCAAGTATCGTTTGTTCATCGTATATCTGGAGTTTACGATGCTCTAGAATATCTTTAATTGATGAACACCCAATACGTTTTACTTTACGTGTCATTTCAATACCAATTCTATCTGCCTTAACTGCAGATTCCATGTGAATATTTTCATATTCTAGTTCTTGATATAGTCCATTGCAGACTACAGAACCCTGGTCATTTGATTCTATAACAACATAACAGTCATTATAGAATTTGGCGTACTTATATATAATATTAGGAAACAAAACAGGAGAAATAGTATTATTGCGATAAACAGCGACTTGTTTAAAGGGCCTAGTGCTAATATCGATAACGTTAAACGTAGAATAATCCTGTCCCCTTCCTTTGCAGACATCTACTGTCATGATGTATTGGTGGTCTTTAGTAGGTTCTCGATAAATTAATAAATCACCATTCTCTCGTACCTTTCGTGGATTCTTTGCACGAAAACCCATGAGTGTTTCACCATTAATCAAAGTATCACCTGTACCAAAGAATGTGTTACCAAACTCTTGGTCGAATTGTAAAGCAGACGTATTTGCGATTGTCATTTCTTTCCATTTCTCGTCACGTCCAGGGACATCATTCCAATTTACAGTAAATGGCACAAACTCATTTACATTTTGACATGCACCTTCCCATAGTTTATGAAACGTATTACCGATTCCATTTGCAGTCGAAGTCACGATTACTTTCGTATCAGTACCAGCAGAAATAACAGGATATGTAGATGTGTAAAACTCATTGGCACGTTCTACAAAAGCAAACTCATCAAGATACAATAGGTTGACTGACATACCACGAATCGAACTACCAGAAGTTGCCGATGCGATAATACGACTGTTGTTACTAAATTCTAGTGAACCTTTGTTAAGTGCTTTGGTACCTGGTTGAAGAAAGAAAGGTAGATTCTCTAACATAAGAGTTATTCTTGCTAACATTTCTCTTGCTACTGCACCTTTGTTTGCCAGTATCGCAATCGTTTTTTCGGGGTGAAAACATGCATACCATAATAGATATGCAACTGAACTAATTGATTTACCTGATTGTCTACATGCTAATACAATAGAAAATCTGTTGTTATCAAAATGAGAAAACATTTGATGTTGATATGGATATAGTTTAAAAGGCACAAGACCTTTGTCAAGTGAAATAATTTTTAAATACGTTTCGCAAAAGTATGCAGGGTCTTTACTACACTTTACGTATTCTTTGATTTCTTTCTTAGTAAAGTCATGTTGAACACCATCACGTTTAACATTTACGTTACCGAGATAAGTATCATTCTTCTGGTTCAACATCTATAATATTCTCTTTTTGTATTAATCTTTGTAATTCTGTAGTTGTGCCTACAAAAAGATTATTAGTCGTTTGTCCTATTTGTTTGATATCCTCTTCATTTTTTACTTTTTTTAATTTAGCATTAACGTCCATCAACTTGTCGTTAACATCTGCTATTTGTTTTACCATGTTACCAAATACTTCAAAAGCACGTGGGTGTTCTGATTCTCTGGCAACATCTGCCATTAAATCTAGAGTCTCTTTACTCTTCTCTATAAGTTCATAGTAAGTTTTACGACTGTATTCGTAATCTGCATCTACGTTTTTATTATCTGTTTCTTTCATGTCCTATCTCCAACCACCCAGTTATAATGTATTTATCTTCTTTTAAATCTGGATTCGCACGGTGTGTATGTGTAAAATATGCAGGCCAAATAACTAATTTACCAGTTTCTGGTTTTATTGATAGTTCTTGATGCATAAAATCTGTATATCCTGTATCAGTATCATTTAAATAAACCATCCAAACACCAAATCTATTTTCACTTTTTGATGTTTTTGGATTAAATACATCTAATTCAGAATGCCATTTAGTAAAACCACCACCTTCTGTACTTTTTTGAAATTTATATCCAGTAATGATATAATTTCCTTCTTCTATATGCCACTTTTTAAAACATCTTTTAATATGTTTTTTAATAATAGAATTCAATTGATTATAAAAAGGTTCAAAAGATTCAAACTTATGACAAGCAGTAATAGATACGTCTTTTCTAATTTCATTAGAAACATTCGCACAATTGATTCCAACTTCACCAGCGATTAACTTGTTTTCATACCAAGATATCATATCATTACAAACCTCTTTATTTAGAGTGTTCTTTTTTTCATATATCATATATTACTTATATTATCGGAATCTACTGTATTGAATCCATAATCACTATCTGCACTTACATTTGCTGGTGTTGGTGTTATATTTTGTGTTTTGTAGTAATCACCACTATCTGCCGCACTATCAATGATAAACAAGTTATTACTAACTTCACGAATAATTTTACTTGTGCCAAGTGGTCCGTGAAAGTTTATTTTCATTTCAAAACTTAATGTATATACAATTGTTCGTCTTTGTTCTATTGAACCTTCAAAGTCATCTGTAAAAGAAACACTTGTCAATGTAATTGGTACGTCTTCACTCAATGCAACATTACTAAAAGGTTTTACTGAAACAGTATATTGTGGCGTAAAGAATGGAAATATTTGTTCTACTATTTGTAGTGCATCGTCTTGAGATTTAGCATAAACATTTAAATCAAAATTAATGTTGTATGGTGTTGCAGTAAATAACTTTTGTCTTGATATTGTTGAACCAGCAAGAACTTTATTTAAGTTATTCATCTTATTTAATTGTCTTGTTTCATCGTACGCTATACCATTTATTTCAAAAGACATACGTGGTAATTTAATTGCAACGAGTCTTTCATTTTGTTCGCCATTTGTCATTTGTTCTATTCGAGCAAGAAAGTTTCTTTTTGGCGCATATGATAGTGGCACTTTAACTTGTGAAATAGTTTCACCTGCAGAGTTCTGTCTAAGTACATAAAGATTATTAAATAACGACCCAAAGACACTTACTGCACTTCGAACTCTTTTGTGATAGAAATGAGTACCAAACATTACGACATATCTCCAAATGGATTACCTTCACTAAAGTCTAGAAAGTCTGACTCAAAATCGTCAAAAGTTTTATTCTGATTATCACTCAATATATCATTTATTTGATTTATTGAAGTCGGTGTTGCCACGTGTTGACTTTGGTTACCAATAATACTTCTAGTTGTAGTCCATTCATGAAACAATCCATCAGTTGCGCCACTGTGAATTAGTTGTAAAGTATTACCAGAATCAGATGCAAATGCAACTTCTCCAATCATATTATAAGTATCGAATACTTGTGTGACAGTTTCACCTTGAATAAATCTACCACCACCTGAATCAAGTGATAAATTATATTTGAAAGAACCTTCTGTTTCAACATCTTGTATTGTGTCTACGCCAGTATCAAAGTCTTCACCACTGTACTCAAACAATTCACATTGTAATCTAAATGTTGGTAAATCTTTTAATTGATAAAATGGTGTTTCAGTTTCAACTCTACGTATTTCAAACATAGATTCAGACATTGGTAAATATATTAAATCACCTTCTCTTGGTCTAAAGTTTGCTACCTCTAATCGTTTACCAACTAATTGCACCCATCTTTTTCTTGAAACAATAAATGTTGCTTGGTCCCTTAACTCTACACCAAACTTTGTAAATAAATCTCCTTCACCTTCAAACCCTTCTGCATTTTCAATATACATTTCTACTTTGTATGCATCTGAAAATCTAGATGGAACGTCATCTAAAAAGATTTTATCTTTGTTAACTATTTCTCTAGGTAAATAATAGACATCTTGTCCAAACATCTGTAAAGATTCTATAACTAAATCCTCAAAGAGTTGTTGTTCTGAACGAACTTTCTGTTTAAAATACTGGTTTGTTGCCATGACCTACCCTACAAAGAAATTAGGTGGATTGTCATACTCGTTTCTTAGTTTTTCTATTTCTCTTTCTATTTCTTCTTTAGCATCATCAATCAATTGTCTACCATTTAACGTCACACCACCAGGGAGTGTCATACCTTCGAATTTACTTATATTTTCTCCCCATTGTTTTTTCAATATCGCAGTTACATAATTTTTCATGAATAAATTATTGTAAACACCACCAACACTTTCTGCTTCTTCAACAAACATTTCAAGCATGATGTAATCGCCAACCTTTATATCGCCACCATCACGTAAATCACCAGCGATAAACAATGTACCACTGTGTCTACTAAATTGTATTTGAGGTTGACCAGTAAGTTTTAAATCAATCATAGAAAGATATTGTTGCATGTGTTCGTAATATGCTAAATCACCTACACCTGTTGCCAAATCTGCAAGGTCATTTAATCGCATTTGATATTTGATATCAAAGAAGTTTACATTTGATGTTGAATCACCTATCATAAAAACTTTTACAACATCTAGTATTCTATTTGCAACTGCTGGCAAAGCGGTGTTTAAATCAATACTTTTAGCATCAACCATTGCTTGAGTAATTAATACAGGTTGAAAAACTCTTAACTGACCATCTGCGGCATACTCACGAAATAACTGTAAACCATCATCAATTCTATCTTCGATTTGGTCATCGTCTACATTTATTTCTATAACTGGATATCCAAGTCTACGTAGTACGTAGTCTCTAAAATCATTTCTGTTACTTATTTTTGCCATATTACTATTTATCTATTAATTCAATAGAGTTCCTGAGTTATTGTATACGTTAATTCTGTAGTGTGTACCTTCTTGGCCATCTAACGTTGCGGCATTTAGACCACTACCATTTGAGTCAACTGTTTGTATTAGTGCCATTACATGATTTGCATTTAGTCCAAACTGACCACCAGAACTATCGTAAGTTAATCCTGCTTGACCAGTAGATAAATTATCTCTTGCAATCTTAATTATGTCTGCAGAGTCTACATTTAAATTACCAACTGATAATGTACCAGATATATCTGCATTACCCGTGACACCTATACCAGTTGAAGTTGCATGGAGAATATTTCCAGTACCATTTAAGTGTAAAGCAAAAGTACCATCACCTTGAACTCGATTATACCAAATATTACTACCATTGTCAATTCTAAGTTGATAATCAGAATCAGTTGATATTTCAGTTCTTCTATTAAAGGTAGCACCAGCACCAAAGGTTGCATTACCTCTATCAGACATATCTAATGTCAATGCAGTAAATGTAGTGCCATCACTAACACCTCTAAATTTAATATCATCATCTGAAATTACAGCATCTATATGTACAGCACCGGTGGCGTCGCCAAAGTTTGCAAACTGAGTACCACCATTGCTTAATTTAATATCTCCACCATCTGCATCAAGTGTTATATCACCACCTACATCTACAGTAAGGTTTCCTGCATGGATTAAATTACCACCAAGAGTTATTTGGTCGCTGAATATTGCCGCACCACCTGCAGACATATCAAGAGTAAGTGCATTAATCCCAGAACCACCATCATTACCTCTAAATATTATGTCCTTATCTTGTACAGCAGATTTTATTTGTAAATCAGAACTAGAATTTTCTATAACACCAATTTCTGTACCACCATCTTTAAATCTTATATCTCCACCATCAGCATCAAGGATAATATCTCCTGCAACATCTAATGTTAAGTCACCACTAGATAAATCTATTTCTGTGCCATCTATCGTGATATCATCTACTTGTAATGCATTTGTGTTTATTGAACTAGAAGCAAGATTACCTATTGTGGCCGAGTCTGCAGTCGCAGTCGTACTTGCCATAAGTCCAGTGACAGAGACACCAGTTGTGGTTGTTTCTAACCTTTTAACATTATCTTCATATAATTCTACCGAACTATTGTCTCCCATGACAATATAGTTTTCATCGTGTGTTCCATTTTGAAGTGCAAAAGTATCTGCACCAATATATAATCCACCCGTACCCGTATGTGTAAATTTAGTATTGTTTCCGTCATGTCTTATGTTTGCATCACCACCAGTTCCAAATTTTATAAAATGCTTATCACCGAATGTTAATGCTTTTTCAGACTTATCGTAAACTACTGCACCCGCAGAGTCAAGAGTTAAATCACCACCAACTGTTAACCCAGTAAGAGTACCAACACTTGTAATATTAGACTGTGCGGCACCTGTAACAGTAGCGGCAGTTCCTGATACATTACCAGTTACATTACCTGTAACATTACCTTCTAGAGTATCAAGTTTTAATGTACCTAAACTGTAAGAAGCATCTGCTTCATTAATACTACCACTTGGGTTTGAATCGTATTCATCTATTAGTTTCCATTTATCATCTGAAACATCATAGTAAATACCAACATAAGTAAATCCTACACCTGAAGAACCAGTGTTTCTGTTTGAGAAGAAACCAGTATCGACATTAATTGGTCCAGCAGTACCTGCCCATCTTGCGCCCGAATCGTGACCCGTAGTTGATGCAAAGTTGATTGAAATGTTATCAGTTGAATGAATCATCTGAGCAGAACCAGTAATTGGTTGCTTAGTTAATACTGGTGAAGAGAATGTACTATCTGCGGCAAATGCTACTTCAAATGTATCTACGCCACCTGCACCTGTACCAACACCATCAATTCTAACATAATAGTTTTGATTCGCAGTACCAGTAAAGAATCCTGAATAGAAGGCATCATCTAATCCTGTACCCGAAAAAGTTGTTCCTGCCTCACCGATTGCATTACCTTCATTCAATCTGAACATTGGTGTACCAGCAGTTAAGTCTGCAGACGATACAGAGGTTGTTGACCCTAGAACTGTTAAGTTTCCGTCAATCTGTAAATTACTTCCTATGTGACCCGAAGTCACAACTCTTAATGAGTCAATTGTGTGTGCTTGTCTGTTAAGTAAAATTACACCCGTTGAAGCATTCGAACTTACACACCAACCTAAACATATTGGATAGTTTGGATATAGTGGTGTAGAATTTGATAATAAACCAGAACCTAGACCAACAAAGACTTTTTGACCTGCAGTTAAACCAGAAGTATCTAGTCCTGATAACTGACCAGAAGTCTGAATATATCCATACGAATTATTTGGTATTGCTACTGCAGTTAAACCTTGTGCATTGTATTTTGCAGTATCAGTTGCATCTGCAAGTGCTACTGTTGGTACATCTACTGCACCGCCCGTGTAGTTACCAGAGAAGTATACTGGTTTACCTTTTGTGATTGTTGCACCACTATTGTTATAAACTCTTTGATGTTCTTCAATACCTACTTCGTGAACTAAACCACTAACGTCACTATAGAAACCTATCGTTTTATTACTATCATCGTAGAAAAGTCTACCTTCTTTATGTGCAGGTACGTTTGTAACACCTGTTAATAATTCTAGTTGAGTTGCATTTACTGAATCTGCTTGTAATACACCTGTAGTTCTTAAGTTACCTATATCTGCAGAATCTATTGTTGCCTGACTCGCAGTAAGTTGTGTATTCGCTAAATTTGTAACTGTCGCAGAATCTACAAATAAATTATCGGTATTGATACTAGTCGATGCTATATTTGTTACTGTAGCAGAGTCACTTGTAATTGTACCTGAGTGTAATTTATTTGTTGCGGCAGAATCAAAAGTAGCATCTTTACCAGTCAATTGAGTTGTGACTGCTACATTTTTAAGTGTTGCCGAATCTGCAGTTAAGTCGCCAGCATGAAGCACGTTAGCGGCCGCAGAATCAAATGAAGCATTGTCAATTGTTAATTGACTACTCGCTATATTTGTAACAGTTGCGGAATCACCTGTAATTACTTTAGCAGTTAATACAGAGTTTGCAATATTTGTTATTGTCGCACTATCACCAAAAGCAGAATCAAAGTTAATAAACTCAGTTGAAAATTGTCTGATATCAGAACTGTCTGCATTTAAAGTATTAATCGTTGCACTATCAGATGTAATCTGTGAAGATGTAAACTGTGTATTTGCTAAATTTATAATTGTTGCAGAATCAATTGTTACTGCACTTGCATGTATTGTATTGTGAGCAGAACTATCAAAAGTTGCATTATCAACAGTTAATTGAGTACTTGCTAAATTTGTAATTGTTGCAGAATCATTCGCACTAGACTTATCTAATAATTGATGCCATGCACCAGCATGAGCAAAGTAACCTTTACCTGTTCCATGTACGTGAGCAAACATTCCATGATGCGAATTTGCATCTGGTAAATCTCCTTCTGAACCAAAGACGTTAGCATAGTAAAGTTTACCTGTTGTAACTAAATCATTATTACCTAAAGCAATGCCACCAATCGTTGCAGAATCAATGAAGGCACTATCTGCATTTATAAATTCTGTACTAAATTGTCGTATGTCAGAACTATCTGCATTAATTGTATTAATTGTGGCACTATCTGCCGTAACTTGCGATAAAGTTATTTGTGTTGTTGCTAAATTACCTATCGTTGCAGAATCTATATTTGCACTTGTACCTGTAATTGCCTTCGCAGTTAAAACTGAGTTTGCAATGTTTGTAATAGTTGCACTATCTCCAACTTGACTTGTATTTGTAATTGCTTTTGCAGTAAGAACAGAATTTGCTATGTTTGTAATTGTTGCCGAATCTGTAAATAACTGGTCAACATTTACGTTTGTACTTGCTATGTTTGTTATAGTCGCAGAGTCACCAGTTGCACTATCAAAGTTTATATTCTCAGTAGAGAAATGGTCTATGTCTGCACTATCTACGTTTAATTTTGTAATAGTTGCACTATCTAAAGTTGCTTGACTTCCTGTTAACTGTGTATTAGCAATGTTCGTTATAGTTGCCGAGTCACCAGAAGACATTGAAAAATTAGCGGCAGATAAATTTGTAACATGAGCAGAGTCTATGTTTGCATTTGCAACAGTTAACTGTGTAGTTGCTATATTCGTTATGGTCGCAGAATCACCAAATGCCGAGTCAAAGTTTATGAATTCTGTACTTATCTGTCTAACGTCTGAACTATCTACGTTTAAAGTATTAATGGTAGCAGAGTCTACAGTTATTTGACTTGCAGTTAATTGTGTGTTTGCTAGATTTGTGATTGTTGCACTATCACCGAATGCCGAATCAAAATTAATAAATTCAGTTGACAACTGCCTAATATCTGAACTGTCTGCATTTAAGTTGGTAATAGTAGCAGAATCAATTGTTGCTTGACTACCAGTAAACTGAGTGTTTGCTATGTTCGTAAATGTGGCACTATCACCAGATGATGCTAACATATTGGTAATCGATAGATTACCTATTGTTGCAGAATCTATGTTTGCATTAGCACCAGTAATTAAGTTTGTACTTGTAACGTTTACAGATGTTGTATTATTTGCAGTAATTGTATTAGCAGTATGTGTTGTTGATGCTAAACTAGTAATTGTACCTGAATCACCAACTAGTTGACCACCACGAATTAAACCAAGTGTATAAAATGTTTCTGAAACAATTGTCCATCTATCATTTGTTTCGTCCCAGACAAATAGTTTATTATCAGAGTCACCACGTTCAATTGCAATACCACCAGTTTCTGTTGGAACACCTGTAGCATTAGAGTTAATTCGAATTATATTATCTGCTAGATTAATTTCTTCTGTGTTAACAGTCGTTGTTGTACCTTGAACAGTTAAATCACCAGCAATTATAACGTTTTTATGAAATGTTTCATTTTCGTCTGTTCTTGCTATGTCTGAATCATTAAAAGTAAAAGTTGAAGTATTACTATCGTATGCAAGAATATCTGTATCACCATTTACTGTGATAAATTTTGGATTAGTTAATACTGTTCCACCATCACTATCTCTAACAACAAAGTTTCCATTTTCATCTTTAACTTTAAGAGAACCGATATTGATTGTTCCGCCACTTAAAAATAAGTCTTTCCATTTCTTTGTAGCAGACCCTAAATCTTGAGCAGAATCTAATCTTGGTACTAAATTACCAGAGATAGAATCGTTTGTAAAATTAATTTTAAATGAATCTGGAGAACCACTACTATCGTAAGTGACAAACATATTACTGTCGCCCGTAAACTGAGCAACTTCGTAATTACCAGATGAAAGATTAAATGCTAGTATGGTACCCGATGCTTGTCCTGTAGTTGTAACACCACCCAAGTTATTAATACCAAAACTACCAGCAGTTACAGTTTTTATCGGAGTACCGACTACTACTTTTTTTAACGTAATCTTATTTACTGCCATTTAAAATCCTAATATGTTACAGACGGACTTATTTCTGCTTGTCCTTCTGCGACTCTTTGTACTATTGTTTTACCATCTGAATCTACAAAAGACACTTCACAATCCCATACATAACGTCCTCGAGTGTTTAAACCCTGCGATGAATCGCTAGAGAGACTTAATGTGACAATACCTGACGATGCAGGTGTTGGTATGATTGCATTGAATGTTACAGTATTTGGGTCATTGGCACTATCACCATGTCTACGTTTCATCTTTGCTTCTGCAGAATAGTTTGTTAAATCAAATGCAGTTCCGTCAGATTCTTTAACTAAATGTAGTTCTATTGCGGTGTCTGTCCCTTGTGGTATAACTATGTCTTCGTAATTTTGTGTGTGCGCCATGAATTAATCCATATAAGTAAAGTCTATTGTATATGCTTTATTTATATGAATTAAGATTTAAGACAAGTATTTATTTAGATTTTATTTCTTCGATTACATCTTCTTGTAAACCAAGAGACATTTCTTCTCTATTAAAGACATAAGATACTGTTATGCGCCAGCAGTCAGTAGATGCAGTATGATAGACTAATTTATATGCTGGTTCTATGTATGCTCCAAAATAACTTGCTTTACATTGCCAACCAGGTTTATCTTTAATAACAATCTCTTCTTTTGTTTCACCGTCAATATATTTAAAATATCCATTACCAGTTTCAGACCAAGTGAAAATCAAATTATATGCACTTGCATTTGCATTGTTATGCCAACTTATAAATCCACCAGGTGGGTACATAACACATAAAGCATTATGTTTAGTACACAATTTTTCTTGCAATTCTGTATTAACTATGTTATACTGTTGTATTATCTCTTTTGGTAAATCTTTACCACGATTGCCATCTGCTTTAAAATTGTAGTAATATCCACTTTCTGGATATCCATCATGATTTCTACCCATGTTGATAATAGTGTTTTTATGTGAATCTCCAACAAAATGATTTCTATGCTTACTTCTGCCACCCACTTTCCAATCTTTGTTGTTTCTATTCTCATAAAACCACAAAAAATTATTTAATGAATTTAAAACATCTGTGTTGTTTATAGGTATATCAAGCATATGATTTATCTTTTTGTGCATATGAAGAATAATGTCTTATCACAACAGGGTCTTTTGGAAAAGCATTAAAATATCTTTCATAATGTGGAAAATAATTCCAACGTAAATTATCTTTAAAACTATCAACTTTTATGTTTTTGTATTTATCAACTTTATTCAACAAATACCATAATGTAGTTTGGTCAAAATCCCATAACTCTTGCCATGGATCCATAGGTAAAATTAATTCTTTAGAATATTGTTTTCGAAACAAGTCATTCCAATCATTCATAAAATCTTTAACAAGTGGATTTCTCATATCATAAAGACAAACACCACCACAATAAGTATAATATTCTCTTACATTTTCGTATGTAAAAGAAGTAATTGCATAAACTTTTTTGTATTTTTCATCTAGTTTATGAAACATCATATCATTATTATTAAGTTCATCAAATACAGTTGCAATATCTTCGTGTTCTATTTCACTATCTGCATCAATATACATTGTAATGTCGTAAGGAGAGTTTGCCATGCCCCATAGTTTGGCACGATAATGGTCATCGCAGAAAATTAAATCATCTGCAATATCTTCACGTCCATCTAGAAATTTTTCTTCTGTAACTAAGCAACACTTTGCATCAGGATAGTAATCTTTGATTGATTCGATGCAATTGATTGCTAGTGAATAAAAATTAGGTTTTCTTGATGCTACTACTAAGTATCCTTTACTCGGTTTCTTTATCATTCTCTAACTTATCTTGTATTATCATAATTGCATACAAGTTAACTTCTGGAATAGATTTTGCTCGTCTTAACCTACTTTTAAGAATTCTATTTTTTGATTCTTTTATGTCTTCTACTTCAAAAGTTTCAAGTTTATAATTAAAAAGTTGCTCTAATCTTTCTGCTTTTCTTTTGTTTATTTCAAGTTGTCTTTGTTGTTCTTGTTCTTTAAATTTTCTATTGACTCTTTCATCTGTATTTTTATCAATAAATTCTTTTGTTAACTCTTCTACACATTCATCAAACAAAGGGTCACCACGTTTTAACTTGTGAACTTGACGAACATCTTTAAAACCTTCTTTGTGTTCAGATATACAATTCAATAACTCTTTACTCGGTGTTTCCCAAAAAGCATCTTTTATCCAAGTTCTTTTAACATCTGCCATTATTTATTCTCCTTCTCACTATTATATATCATTTACTTAAAAATGTCAAGCAGTTCTTACATATAGTGTATATGTTTCAATAGTTTCTGTCGCATTGTTAATTAATGCACCAAGAAAATTACCAGTAAACGTTGTTGTAAAATTTGTTGAAAAATCACCAGTAAATGTTTGTGTAAAATCTTGTGTAAATGTACCAACAAAGTCTTGTGTAAAGTTATTTGCAAAGTTACCTGTAAAATCACCCACAAAATCTCCTGTAAAATCACCTACAAAGTTAGTTGTCGAGTTACGTGTAAAATCACCCACAAAATTAGTTGTTGAGTTACGTGTATAATTCAAAGAATTATAATTTGCATTAATATCAAATGCTCCTGTTTCTAAACTAGGATTTCTACCAAGAAAATCACCTGTAAAATCACCAGTAAACGTTGATGCAAAATTACCTGTAAAATCACCAGTAAATGTTGTAGTTGAGTTACGTGTGAAGTTTTGAGTTGAGTTACGTGTAAATGTATTAGTAAAGTCACCAGTAAATGTTGTTTCAAAGTTACCAGTAAAATTACCAACAAAGTCTTGAGTAAAATTACCACCAAAGTCACCAACAAAATCTTGTGTATAATCTGTATTTGTTGTAGTGTTTTTAGTATCAACTGCGGCACCTTTTGCAACCCATGTGCCAGTATCAGTCGGCGCACCTTGAGTAGCACTTTTGATTAAGTATGTCCCTACACCAAGACTACCATTCATGATTCTTGTTTTTGCTCTTTGTCCAAACGTGTATTTGATTTCTGCATCTGACATTTCTTGAATACCTTGAAATGTTCCTGAACCACCACTACTTCTTTTTAATGCTACAGGTCTGATAGCAGTTGGTGCCGTCATTGCAGTTCTACGATAAAGATTGTATGTATTTACTGTTTCTGCATTACCACTTGAATTTACTTTAGTATCTGTAAATAGTCCTGCAATCTTTTCTGTATAATCGCCACTCGGTGCAGACGTGGCAAGTTTGTACGTACCGGGATAATCGTTTGCAAATATTACTAAATTTAATCTATCAACTAAAGCAGAAACTTCTGCATCTGTCATTTCGTGAAGTTCTGCACCACTATTACTGACAAACTCAATAGGATATCTAAAGTCACCACCATCTTCTGCGGCAGTACCTTCTGATTGATAAAGAGTTGTTGCAGTTGATGAAGTTGTTAAAGTTCCGTGTGACCCAATTGCTTCATTGAATCGAGTATCAGTAAAAGTACCGACTGTTGCTGGACTACCAGAACTTGCAGTTTTTAAACACCCAGGGTCTGTGTCTGCGGCAGTACTTAATTGTAGACCTGCTTGATAGGCAAAGTATTGTTCTTCGGTAGTAGTGACTTGTTTTAAGTCACCATTTGTTCCTTCTAGTTTTAGTGATACATCGCCCATAATATACTATTTATATGACATTACCCGTCTGAGTCAGGCATAATATAAGTCGAACAATGAGCAGGTCTAATAATCATACATTTTGCATCTGAATCCATTGCTTGAAATTCTGATATCATTCTTGCACTTTGATTTGTTGTTATTTCAAACATTAATTCTAAATTCTCATTTAAAGTCGATTTATCTGCAAGTTGTTCTGAATCTAGAACTGCACCATTACTATCAATAGCACCAGTTTCCCAAAGTGAACACATATGAAACATTATTTCTGGTTCTATATCAATTGTCGGTAATTTTACATCATTTGTTGGATTTGTCCCAGTTCTATTAATTGCCATTATTTCTCCTTAATACATTTTCCATGCCATTATTCTTGCAAAACAATAAGTATGGCCTGGATATCCAGCATTAGCATACCTATATCTAATTGTTTCATTTGAATAAAATCTTATTGCATAATAACCTGCTCCAGAGAGAATACCTTCTGCTTTAAAGATAGACGTACTCCAGTCTCCAATTGCATTTGCAGAACCGACAACATATTGACCATTTAAGTTAGTACTTTTTCCTATCCACATAGAACAATTATCTGCAGTATCACTTGCCACTCTTGCTAGTGTACACCATGCAGAAACCCAATAAGTACCAGACCCTATATAAATATAATTACCACTGTGACTAGTACCATTTGCACCTGCCCTAATAACAGTTGCAGTTGGGTGAGTAGTACCACCACTAGGTGTCAAAGAAACAGAAAATGCACTACCACTTATTCTATCTTCTTTCCAAACATCTGGTGCCCTATTTGCATAAGTACTATTAGAAGTTGAAAGATAACCTACTGTAGAATTATTATATTGTTGAGCAAATACTTGTGTAAAAGTAGGAGTGGCAGAAATACCTACAGAAAAACTTGAACTACCACCCTGATTCGCAGTAAATGAAGCAGAACCAGTTAAGTTTGTTCCAGTAGACATACTAAGTGTACCATTTCCTACAGACGAAGATGTAATGTAATTAGCACCATTTGCCAACTGATTATTATTTGTGATATCATTGTTAAGTGTAATTGTAGTATTACCAGATTGATTTGCAGTAAAAGTACCACTTCCTGATATGTTAGTGCCACCTTGAACTGTAAGTGTACCATTATTGATTACTGCCTCGGAACTTGCAGTACCAGTAACATGGCCATTCGCATCAATTGTTAAATCTTGAATAAAAGTATTGCCAGAATTATTTACTGAACTTGCGCCAGTAACATCGTGGTCTATTTGTATTTTATTACCACCAATCCCAAGAGTTTTTAATGAACTACCACCAAGAACTGACAAAGTATCATTCGCACTATCTACTGTAACACTAATTGAACCAGAACCACTATCTGTTGCAATATTTCTAAATACTGCAAGTGCATTTAATGATGCTTTGTTTTCATTAATTGCATCAACAAGATTTTTTGCAGTAGTATTTAAATTTGTATGCGGTCTTGCACCAATATCAGAATCAAGTTCGTTGATTGCACCACGAAGAGTGGTTGCAGTTGTTGTCATTCTCGCTTCTCGATTTATATCTGAATCAAGTCTTTGAATATCTTGTGAAATAGCATTTAAGGCAGATACTACTGTCACTTGTTCAGCAACATCAAATCCACCACGCCTAGTGTCACTATCTCCACCAGCACTATCTAAACCAGATAAACTACCAAGAAGTTGACTAACATTTGTATTTAATTTGTTTATGCTTACTGCAAAATTAGAGTCACGAATATCACTTGCTAGTGTCGATAACTGTCCTAAGTCTGAATCTAGTTCATTGATTGCATTTACTATACTAGTCTTATTCGTAGTTGTCAAACTTGTTTTCGCACCCATGTTGCTATCAAGTTCGTTAATTGCACCTACTATATCAGAATCTACCGTTGTTGTCAACTTACCAGTTGCACCTACATCAAGTGACTGATTATTCATATTATCAACTAACTGAGTAAAGTTATCAGTTGTTGATGTTTTAATTGATGTATTTCTGCCCATATCTCTATTTATATTCTACGCGGTTCTTCTCCACATATATACAACTATATACGGTTGTAAATTGTTGTGAGCAGAACCACTACCTGTACTTGATGTTGTTTCTTCGGAACTGTTTAAAAGTACGTTATTACTCCCTTGGACAATAGGCGGCCCTCCTATTGAAGAACTATAACTACGACCTGTTTTTACTGTATGAGTGTGAGTGTGAGAAGGTAATTCTGATACTGTTAGTGTATGTGTTTTTGAACCACCCGTTTCGTTTAAAGTATCAAATTCAGTATCAGAAACGCTTTGACTTACTAATACTCTACCTTCTCCATATCGAGACCAAGTTCCAAAACCCATTAAAGTTGCTGGACTTGTAGAAACACCCGCATTGATATAAATTGAACCCACTGGATAAATCACGGAGAAAACTGCAGTTAAAGTTGTTTTTGCAGTATCTAATGCATTTAGTTGGGTTTGTAGTCCCGAAGAGTCAAAACTAATCGCATTAAATTGAGTTTGTATCGCAGAAGTCACTCCATTTAAGTGACCAAACTCAGTATTCGATACTGTTCCGTCATGAATTTTTTCTGCATTAATCGCCGCACCTGCAGATACATCGGTATTTGTAATAGCAACTGCACCACTTGAAACTGCAGTAACATGTCCCGCAGAATCCATAGTGACATCTTGAACAAATGTATTACCACTATTATTAACATCTGTTGCACCAACTACTGTATGGTCAACAAGTAATCTATTACCTGACATAGTGGTTTGAATAATACCGTCTCCAACAATTGCGATTGAACCATTTGCACTATCAACCGTGTCACTTCCAGTATCACCACTTATTGTTTGATATCTAAAGACATTACCAATATCTGTTTTCAATTGTGTAACTGCAGAATCATGGTTTGAGTCAAGTGCATTTATTGCCCTTCTTATAGTCATACCAGTGAATCCAGAATCTAATGCAGAATCACCTATTTCTGCATCTAATTCATTTATACCACCAACAATATTTTTAGATGTTGTTGTAAGTGTAGTTTTTGCACGAGAAGAACCTACGTCAGAATCTAATGTTCTAACATCTGCAGATAAAGAGTTTAATGCACCACCAACAGTGGTTCGTTCTGCACTATCATTAAAACCACCAAGTTTGTTTGCACTATCTGGTGTTAATCCGACTAATGAGGCATTACCAGCAGTATGTATTTCATTTATGGCCGCGGTTATATTCTTTGTGTTTGTATTTAAATTAGTATGAGGTCTGGCACCAATGTCTGAGTCTAACTCATTAATCGCACCAACTAAATCAGAATCAACTGTAGTTGTTAATCTTGCAAGACCACCAACTTCTTTACCAATTGTGTTTGTATTATTAATAAACTGTGTAAAGTTATCAGTAGTAAGAGTTTTTGTAAAATTACTATCAGTCATTTCTTTCTATTAATTTTGTTAACAGAACTTTAATTTCAGAAACATCTTTTTTGAGTTCTTGTATTTCTTGTTCTTGTTGTTTTTCCTTATTCTTTTTTAATCGTGCTTTTTGTATTTCAGTTGAGTTTGCATTTAAAATAGCGCCAGTCGTTCTGTCTCTCACAAGTCCAGAATTACCTTCAACTTGTATATACCTTTCTCTATTCATTATGTAGAAACTGCTATAACTCTTAAATCTTTAAATAAAGGTGGTTTAGACGAGTTTGTTGACCTAAACACAATTTTTATTTGATACTGATTAAATGCTTCTATTTCATTAGGGTGAGCATTATATCTGTATTCTAAGAAATTAGATTCGTCTGCACCAACAGGACTTTCTAATGGCATAAGTGTATATGGTTCTTCGTGTATATTTACACCTTCATTTGCAGTTCTAAAGTAAACTTCAAAATCTGCTTCTGCAGGTCTACGAGAATTAAATATTACTTTTAAATTCACTCCATCTTCTAGTAAAGTAATAGGTCTAGTTATATGCTTACTGATATGTGACCCACCTTGAGGTTCTGTTTCAGCAGTAAAAAACAACGGAACATTAAACCCTGTTGTGGCACCACTTGCTTGTTTATCAATTCTATTATGAATTGTAGTCAATGAACATCTTTGTGTATCAATTACTGGCGAAACGTCTGCTCTAATTGTATCAATAGTTGCTCGTAATTCTACAGACTTATTACCGTGTCCTGTTCCTACACCTAACTCAACATCTTCATCTGAGTCGTGTGCTATCATTCTAGGAGCATCGAAGAAGTTCTCGTCACCTAGTCTAATATCATTTGAGAAATTATCATCTTTACTAAATCTTGTTTCTGAACCAGCAAGAGATTTACCTGTAGTAAACTTCGCACCTAAATTAAATGTAGTATCTTCTGGTAAAAGTGTGTCCATAGTCGGTACAACTATATCAAATTCTATGTTTTTAGTACATGTAACATTATCACCACCTATATAACCAGATGCACTTGCATTTCCTGACTGAGGCGCATTGAATTGAAAACCATTACCATCTACTGCAGTTACAGTATGTTTGGCGTGAAGACTTCCTTGGTTCAAAGTACCTGAAGAATCAATACCATTTTGTCCATTAGTAATACTGACACCTTCAATCATGACAGTATCATTAACATGTAATCCATGGTCTGGCATTAATACATTTATGACTTTACTACTTGCAGTAGTTAGTATTGGGTTATTAATTAATTTTTGTTTTGGCACACTTGCATTTTCAAATGTTGCAGTACCACCAGCAGTCGTAAATTGTGCTTTAGATATTTTAAATGCCAAGTCTTGTGTTTGGTCTGGTTCCCATGTAGTACCATTTTGTGATTTAAATAAACTACCCATTGAAGGTTGTTTGTTAATTCTTTTCTCAGTACTACCTAGTTCAAATTCATAAGTTCTACCAACATATGCATTATAACTTGTACAATCTGAAAGCAGTACAACTGCATATTCTGTGTCTGCATTTAAGAATATTGGTTCGTCAAAAACAAAATCTGTTGGTGCCGCAAGAGCATTTGCTTGAGTACCTGTCGCAGTATTTACACTTCCAGGATTAACAAATACAGATGACCCTGGGAAAATTTGTGATGAACTTGGGTGACCATTAACCATTGGTCTTATTTGTAATTGTACAGGAATAGCATCGTCTTTAGTAGCAAAATAACATTGTACTTTAGTTATAAACATACCATTTGGCGCAGTTACCCTAAATGATTGTGCAAGTGGGTCATGCCATGTGACTGTGTCCCAACGTCTTGTCGCAGTAACAGTTAGTCTAGTTGAACGTATAGTTTCTTGTCTAGTATCTAATGTGCCTTTAGCAGTAAAGATTGCAGAAGCAACAGAAGTTGAAGATGGTTCATCATCAACAGAAATATCTAATAACTTAAATTCTCTTTCACCAACTCTAAATTTATTTGTATCAGAAGATGGTATTAAGAATGAACCTTCTACTTTACCTGAAGCATCAGTCACTAAAGTCGATGAAGTATTAGGGTGAGCATTTAAATTTTGATACTGATTACCTCTATACTCTTGTCCACTAACATCTTTAAAAGTTTCTGCTTTTACAAAATTATCAAATGACACACCATCAAAGAATGGATAGTATCTAGTTGCAGGTCTTAAACCTTCTGCTCTAAAGAACACTAATCTTGGTCTCATGAAAGGTATAAATGTTAACGATACAGTTCTGTCACCTATTATTTCATTTATTGTTCCTGAACCAACAACTTGTCTTTGTGAGAAAGTTTCTGTAGTTCTAAGTAATGCTCCACCACCACCTAAATTTTGAGATTGTTGAGAAGTAAATCTTTCAGTTACACTTGTAGTTGTCGCAGTTTCAATACCTGCCCAGTTCCATACCCAGTTACCAAACCAAGGAGTTGTGTCTAAATTACCAACACCACCGACAATACCATTAAGTCTAACACTATTCCATATCATTCTCAATGCTTGAGCATTTTGATTTCCTTGACCATTAACATCACCAATGTCAATAGTTGCTTCTTGATTAACAACTTTTGCAGGGTCATATTTAGTATCTGTCCATGTATCAGATGCAGGAGAAAGTCTGATTTGACCTTCATTACTTATTACTGCAAATGGGTTAATATTTTCTGTGCCAGAAATTTGTGTTTGTACTATAGCATCAGTTTCCGTATGTGTCAAGTAAACATTATCACCCTTTAATATAGTATTTGTAGATTTACCAGAATCATATATTAAAGGTATGTTTTGTGTTGAAACGTGTGGGTGTAAAGTGTTTGTACTAGGGTCAACAGATGCACGATAATCTGGGTCTTGAGCATCAGATAAACCTCTATCGTTAAAGTTATCTACTAAGAAACCAGACTTAGTTCTGGCAGTACCACCAGAATCAGTAATTAATAAGTTTTCTGTTTGTGCTTCTAAAAATGATAGTGCAGTTGTTTCTTCTAATCCATCAATTCTTTCTTCAAGTCTAGCAATGTCTTGCATTCTAAATCTTTTATACTTAAGTGTTTTTACACTAGCATCTGAATCTGATATACCATAACCATTCATATTTACTTCAAATAAATTTAAAGTATTTTCAGGTACAGGTGGCAGTTGTCTAGCAAAACCTGCCTGACCCGAAATAAGTTGTAATGTTCCATCAGTACTTGCAACAACTCTATCTGCTCTTGGTAAATAGTATTCAATATCTGTATTTACAATGTCACCTGTTGAAGGTAAATCGTGAGTATGAGTAAATGCACCTGCAGACGAACCACTATCAGATGCTTTTATACCTCTAAAGTCAACTACGTCTCTTAAATTTACAATTGTTCTTTGGTCTGGTCTGTAATCAGGAATGTCTTCATATTCTACTTGACCAGTATATGAATTTACTGAGAAGAAGTCACCTGTTGCACCATGTGTAAAGTGTTTGTATTTAACATAAACATTACCACTTGGTGCAGTTGCACTTGATTTTAAAATAATTCTACCAGTTTGATAAAATGCTGGTCTTTGTCCATTATCTAAATCAAAGTTTGCACTTATATCAGCACCACTTGAACTACCATCTTTTATTTCTTCAATTGTGTAAATGTCTGGGTGGTCTAGTTTTACATAAACTAATTGTCCTGCAGTTCCATCAGCAATACCATTTGTAATAGGCGCTCTAGTGACAGTTGATTCTGCAAGTGTTTTTGTTCTTGATGAACCATTGCTTTTGTTTACTTTTGCATAAATTGTGTGTGCTCCATCTGGCAATGCAGAAATAGTTAATGACTGTGACCCTACTGACCCAAAAGTTGGATTAGCAACTCTGTCACCACTTGAATCTGTAGTAACAATCCAATCAGCAGTATTTACAAAAGTCTCTCCACTTAATGCAGTTAACGTAACAGTTCCTGAACTTACTGTACCAGCGAAGACTCTCTGTACCTCAAAGTTAATATCAGATAAAGTTTTTGGCCTTACTCTAGGTGTAGGGAATACTATTGCACTATTATTACCTTCTTTTAATACTGCTTGAGAACCTGTCAGTAATATTTTCAAAAAGTCTGTCGTGCCTGTACCAATTGTTCTTGTGCTTCTAAAGTTTTCTCCAGAGTTCATTTTTATATCGTAAAGATATGCTCTGAAATTAGCACCATCTTTTGTTATTGAACGAACTCTTACGGTACCAATAATACTAGCACCTGGATTAGTTGTTGATGTTGATAAATTTACTCGTGAACCATCAACAGGAATAAGACCTTCAATAGTATCACAAGTAACAAATGAACCATAATTTACACCAACAGTTTCATTATTAATTGTAGTTGTTGTTCTTGGTTTTGGTACAACAAGTTTTGTTGGTTTTTCTTTATTGCAACGATATCCATTTATGTATGCAGTTCCTGAAGATACGTTTGCAATTAAATTTGTAGATGCTCCTGCCGAATCTGCTTCTAAACTCAATCTAAATGGATTAACAATGTAATTACCTGACTCTTCTCTTGTTCTCAAAGCAAGAACATCACCTATTTTATTATAGTCATCTGTACCTGTTACTTGTTCTACTATCTCACCAGCAACTACGTCACAATAGAAAACAAAGTTTTGTGTTCCTGTAACATCTGAACTTCTTGTAAGTGTTAAATTAATTCTATATCGGTCTGCACCTGGGGCAGTGGTATTTGGTACTGCACCTTGATTATCATACAATGCGGCATCGTCTGCAAACGTGACTATATCTTCTGTAACTACAAAACCAACTACTTCTGTTGGAAACTTAGAATACTTTCTTAATAAAATAGATTGGTTTTTAGCAAAAACAAAATGTCCTCTTACAAAGAAATCACCAGCACCATTACTGACTAATGTACCTTGTCCTGTTGACGGGTTAGCAGTAGTGTTTGTTGACTGAACTGTTAGAGTTGTTGCACCAGAAGTAATGTTTTCTCCTGGAGTAAATCTTACAGGTGTAGTACCTGATAAATTACTAGGACTTTCGGTATATTGAACAAAAAGAGTTGCAGGGTCACCAGTTGCCGATACACTTGCAGATAATTCTGCTAAAGAAGTGTCTGTAACTGCTTGTGCAACTCGAACAACTCGTGCTTTAATACTTGATGTAGCACCAGTAAATTCTAATCCAACAAGTGAAGTAACTTGGTCATCTGTAATAGTGCTTGATAATTTAACAAATTCATATGAGTTATCAATTGTTGGACCACCAGGGTTAACTGCGGCACCATCTTTAAATACATGTCTACCAAGTCTTGCAAGTTCTTCTTGAGTTATAGTTTGTGCTTGTGTAAGTTCTCTTGCTTGGACTGCCCTACCAGAATTGAATAATATTCTATGATAATTATCACTATCTGCGAAGTCATCTTTATAGGTAACTCCGAATGTATTTTTAGTAAATGTTGTTGCCATAGTATTATACCTGTATTACGATTTTAATATCTTCTGTTTGTTCTGCAGACCTTGTAATCGCCGCACGATTATCAATATACAGTAAATCACCAGTAAATGGATTCACTTCTGCTTTTATAAATGCGGCAGTACCACTATCATATCCAGATGATGCTTCTATGTTACCGCCACCTGTTCCATCTGATTCTGTTAATGCCTCACCAGCAATAAAGTTTGCAAATCCTGTTGAGTCATTTTGATGATAGAACAATGCAGTTCCACTACCTGAACCCGAATCTTTATCTACGATTGCTCTTGCGCCTGATGTGCCACCAACAATTGTTTTATCTTCTGTAAAATTATTAGAAAGCGATGCTAACTGTAATCCTCTTACTGCTCTACCTGTAGATGCAGTAAAGAGTGTACCACCACCAGAATCTGAATCACCAGAATAATGTCTACCTTGAACCATTAACTGTCTAAATACATTTCCTGATGAATCAACTTTTGGATTCTTTAATAATCCTACTTGTCTAAAATCTTGTCCAATAATAAAGTCAAGACTTTCTTCACCTGTCGGTTTAGCATTAAACATCAATGATGATGATTTTAAATCGTCTGTTGGGTCATGTCCAAGTCCCAATGGAGGTGAAAGTATTGGTCTAATCTGTGCTTTTGCAGATACAGTACCACCACCAGTAATTTTAACACTTGCATAGTTATAATTTTGTCCCATGTTTGCAAGTTTAAAAGTGTTGTCTGAACTATCTGTAACTTTTACATCAACAATTTGATTG